AACTCAAGGCGCGCGATCTCTTTTATGCGATGTGGATTCCAGATCTCTTCATGGAGCGCGTCAAGGAAAATGGGAAGTGGACTCTCATGTGTCCCGATGAATGCCCGGGACTCGCGGACGTTTATGGCGAGGATTTTGTCGCACTTTATACCAAGTATGAAACGGAGGGCAATGGTCGCAGATCGGTCAATGCTCGCGACCTGTGGTTTCAAATTTTGGACGCACAGATGGAAACGGGAACGCCGTACATTTTGTTTAAGGATGCGTGCAACAAAAAGTCCAATCAGAAAAATATCGGCACCATAAAGTCCAGCAATCTTTGTGTCGCTCCGGAAACGATGATTCTGACGGACAAGGGACACAGAGAAATTCAAGAGTTGGAAGGTCAAAAGGTGAATGTATGGAATGGCGAGGAGTTTTCCGAGGTGGATGTAGTTAAGACAGGCGTAGATCAAGATATGATTGAAGTATTTACCGACGATGGGTCTAAACTAACTTGTACTCCGTATCATAAATTTTACATTCAAGAAACTTATTCCGAAAATTCTATTAAAATGGTAGATGCTCAAAATTTAAAGCCCAATGATAAATTGTGTAAATGTGATTATCCGATAATTAACGGACCCGAAACATTTTTGCATGCATATACTCATGGATTTTTCTGTGGAGATGGAACTTATGGAAATGTCAGCGAGACGGAAGAGAGACCGTGTAAATTTGCAGCACTGAAAGATCATTGCTTTTGTAAGAGACATTTGGATTTTGAGAGACATGATTACATAAGCAACGAACAAAATGAAATAGGCAAATGCCAAGCCATGTCTTATTGCAAGAAGCCGATGACATACCTATATGGAGATAAAAAGCAACTTAAGTCTCATATGGAATATCGTTCTTTCACAGAAAATGGAGGGCGTATCATATTACAGTTACCTTTGGATATGCCTGATAAATTCTCGGTACCATCATTCAATTGTTCGCTTGCAGACAAGTTGTTATGGTTTTCTGGATATTGTGATGCAGATGGTACGATATCATTAAATGGAGATAACGAACAGTTACAAGTAGCTTCGATAAATTATGAATTTTTACATCATGTAAAGTTACTATTACAGACATGCGGAATAAATCCTAAAATTAGACAATCAAGAGGAAAGGGGCAAAGCTATTTGCCCGATGGAAAGGGAGGTAGTAAATATTTCGATACTCAACCGCTTTATCGTCTATTGATTACATCTTACGATTTATATAAATTGGTAAACGTAGGGTTTACAACCAAACGACTCAAGATTACAGGAAACAAGCCAGCAAGGGATGCGAAACAGTTTACAAAAATTATAAAGGTAGAGAACAACAATCGTTGTGATGACACATACTGTTTTACCGAACCAAAACGTCACATGGGAGTTTTCAACGGGATATTGACCGGGCAATGTTCGGAAATAGTACAGTACTCTGACGAGAACGAAACTGCGGTCTGTAATCTGGCGAGCATTGCCCTTCCCGCCTTCGTGACAAATGGTGTGATGGATTATGACGAACTCCACAAAGTCGCCAAGATAGTAATTAATAATCTCAATCGTGTGATCGACGTGAATTATTATCCGACACCAAAGGCCGAGCGCAGCAATATGAGGCACCGGCCCGTCGGTCTTGGCGTGCAAGGGGTTAGCGATATATTTATGATGATGGGAATCTCCTTCCATAGCGATGAGGCAAAGCTCATTAACAAGCGGATATTTGAAACAATGTATCATGCCGCCTTAGAAAAGTCATGTGAGTTGGCAGAGCGCGACGGACCCTATGAAACATTTGCCGGTTCTCCGGCGAGCCAAGGCATTTTACAGTTTGATATGTGGAATGCGGACCCTACAAACGACCGGTATGATTGGACGGCACTCAAGCAGAGGATTATGAAGCACGGAATCCGAAATTCACTGCTACTCGCGCCGATGCCGACTGCATCCACGTCCCAGATCTTGGGGTACAATGAGTGTATTGAGCCGATCACGAGTAACATCTATAGTCGCAGGACATTGGCTGGCGAGTTCATCCTTACGAACAAATATCTGATTAGCGACCTGCTGAAACTCGATTTGTGGAACGAGAAGATGAAGAATAATATCATTGCGAACAATGGTAGCATTCAGCATATCGAGTCGATCCCATTGGAGATCCGTGAAAGATACAAGACGGTCTGGGAGTTACCGATGAAACATCTGATTGATATGTCGGCGGACAGGGGGGCATTCATTTGTCAGAGTCAGAGTCTGAATTTGTGGTTGGAAGACCCCAATTATAATACCCTGACCTCCATGCATTTCTATTCGTGGTCCAAGGGACTGAAGACGGGGATTTATTATCTGCGTCGCAGGGCGCGACACCAAGCGCAAAAATTCACTATTGAACCTGAGCGGAAGCAGAGCGCCGGCGGCGATTGCGAGATGTGCGGTGCGTAAAATCAAATAGTTGGTATCTTCCAAAGTTAGAATGCTTGAAGATTTCAATAACGATTTCAGTGTCCGTTTGGAAACATAATTCTTAATGTAATTTAGTCAACGCAAACTCAGTATCTTGTTTGGAATACAAATCATTTGATTGAAACCGATGAAGGTTTCAAATGGGACTGCCGCCCAAGGGGGCGTCTGTTATGATTTCAGCGTCCGTTTGGAAACTTATCGGTCATAATCCTTAATGTAAAACTACATATGCTCCCGTTGTAGATCCAGAATACAATAACTTTTTGATACTAAAGTTATTATACTTCTTAGTAACATCAATACGTTTTTAACGTGAAATATTTTTCTCATCTATTGTATATGTTTCGCAATCTAACAACAACGCTATCATTATGTTGTTTGTTTTTGTATGAGAAATTCACACATTCATTCGGATACACCGATACGACGACGTTTGTACGGAATTTAATCAATAAAGGATCGCAATACAATGTGCTCTGTGTGAAAATAACACAGAGTATGATGGGGTTTGGTATGTTCTCACCTGGATTGGTAGAGTTATTCAAGCAAAACACACATAGCGTCCATGTTAACGAGGACGAGATTGATATTATAACACTCAACAAACTGAAGAAGGACTATAACATTGAATTGCCGGACAAACATTTTCATGCAGGGATGGTTGCGATTGTATATTTGGGGAATATGAATGGCAAGAAAGTAATCGTAAAACTGAGGCGCAATGGTATAACGGAACGAATTCGTCGCGGATGCGAACATACGATTTTTATGTATAATTGTATAGATCAGTTCACCATCTTTAGTAAAAACTTGAAAACGGTTTTATTGTCATTGAAATCCATCACCCAGACAACGGATTATTTGATATCACAGTGTGATTTCGGAAATGAAATTGTCGCGATGAAAACCAGTTTAGCGGAAACGAATGAATACCCGCTACTCCTACAAAATATTATTATTCCTCGTGTATATAATAAACCAGATGATATTCAGGACACTAATTTCATAATCATGGAATATTTAGATGGAGTATTTGCAAACGAATTAACGAATATGGACGAACGATTGCAATATTTAGATGATTTATTGAAATATAATCTTTTGATGGGGTGGTTTTTTACTTATTATCATACGGATATACACTGCGGTAATGTCATCTATATGAAACAGGACGGACAATTGAAAGTCGGATTGATAGATTTTGGAATGGTGGTGAAGACAACCGATTTTATAAAGGAGGGTTTACGGTTCATCGGTGATATACAACAGAAACGTATACCGAATAACGAAGCGTATCGTTCATTGAAATATGTGATGAATAAAGAACAAGACGTAACACGAAATTTAACGCCCGAACAGACGGATTTCTTGAATGCTAAAATGGGATATTTAATTGATTGTACGGCGAAAAACGAATTGAACGAATATGTTCTTCTTCAGGCGATGGATGAAATCAGCGAAAATATTAACACAAAAATAACAGTTAATTTGGACTTTTTCTTAGTTTTGATATCAACAACGATGTTTAATTCTACACTTAAAGTTTTATCCGGATATGATACACGATTAATTGAGAGTCGGTTTAATAAAGTCATATTGGAAATTCTGTCTTGAACGATATATATATTTCAACCGCCAAACGGACACTGAAAAGCGATATTTACCGCCCGAGAAGCGTATGTTATGACGTAGGGAGCACAGAAGTTCACTATCGAACCCGAGCAGCAGAGCGCCGGCGGCGATTGCGAGATGTGCGGTGCTTAGTGAAGCAATTCTTAAATAATCCAGGTATATACTGGTTGCGTTGGATCATCTGAATCTCCTTCAATATCAGACGGCGTTTCATGGTGGAATTACATTTCCCCTTGCAATATCGCTCCACGCTCTTATATCCCTTACCATTTTTGATCGTAACATTACGCACTAATTTCTTGCCTCCCTTCATGGCGATTTGGGTACTTTGATAGCTAAAATCAGTCATGTTATATTATATACTAGCAATATATAATATAAAAATGCGACTTGTCGGACTTTTCCATGTTCTGATAGTAGCAACACTCTTTTTGTATGTCGGCATTCGCAAGACAGATATTCCCTTATTTATGTTCCCAATATTACTCGGTTTAGGCGCGATCATAATCCCATACCACGCATATAAGGCGTCGATAAAGAAGAGTGGCTGGGTAAATTACATCCATATTTTCCTAGTCGGCCCTCTTCTCATGTATATTGGATACAATGGCGTTGAAACAGAACGTAAATTCTTCGAATTACTTCTCATGTTAGGATTCGCCGCACTCGGATATCATGGATTTTATCTACTATACACAGAACCTAAAAATACATAAAGATACTTATATTACAAAATACAATATATGAATAATTCGTATTATTCATACACTATCATGTCGTTGGTTACCGATTTCAATAATATCTTCGATCGTCTATATCACGTACAGACGACCGGCGAAGATCTCAAAACTGTGGGGTTACAGATCGTCTGTGATCCCGCGATTCCATTGGGTATTAAAAAGGATATCAGCCATAAACTGGTATTAATATATCCAAAAGACGCGTACCTGCATTATGTAGTAGGATGCATGTATAAAGAGACGAATCGATTCAAGGCACTGGTATGGTTCCGCAAATGTTATGAATTACAACCCATGTTTTCGGAGAATTTGATTGACATGTTGAAGATCTACTTTGATACGGATTGTTTCGAGGTTATCGCCCAAATTAATACGGAACTCAAAAACCACCTGTACGATGCACCGGATTTTCGATTCAAATTACTGGTATCCGCCGTGGAAGCCAAAAACCGAAATTTCGAGAAATCGATCGATATTGTGAAACAATTGTTGAATTCACCTGATCTTCCAAAAGAAATCCGTTTCCTTTGTCTATCGAACATCGGCGTAACATCAAATGACATCGGCGACAGCAAAGGTGCCGTAAAATATCTTACGGAGGCAATCGAACTCAATAAACAATACAATCTAAATAATGGCGTCGAACGTAAGAACGCATATGATAATTTATTTATTACGCACGATTATATGCATTACGATCATGCGGATCTCGAGAAACTATACAGGTCATTCGATGATGCCATCGGCAATCACAAGATATTCACACATGTCAAAAACACATCAGGGAAGCTTCGCGTCGGATATGTATCCGGCGATTTCAATTATCATGTCGTATCTAATTTTATATCACCGATTTTATTCTATCACTCACCGGAATTTGAAGTACACTGTTTCACTATCACTACGCTTTGCGATAAGACATATGCTATAAACATGCCTCGCGCAAAATTCCATGATATTACAGGGATGAATTATATGGATGCTGCCAAACTCATCCACAGTATGGGTATCGACGTATTGATCGATTTATCCGGACATTCAGCGAGAAATGCACTGGAAGTCTTCGCACTCAACCCAGCACCCGTGCAGATGACATACATTGGGTTCCCAAATACCACCGGTATGTCGGCAATCAAATATAGAATTACAGATGCTATCGCAGATCACCCCGATACAAAACAATACTATAGCGAAAAATTGTATCGACTACCCAAATGCTTTCTATTGTATAAACAGATTTACGACAATGCGGTCGTTGTTCCTAGAAAAACACCAACGGATTGTATCATCGTTGCATCGCTTAATAAAGAGACCAAAAACACAGCGGCGACCCTGGAAACATGGCGAAAGATGCTCGCTGAATGTCCTCGCATTCAACTGTTGATGTTATTAAAAACGAATACGCAGACGCGACGTCAATTCTATTACGACAAACTGAATACTACGAATGATCGCATTATATTCGTGCCGTTTTTACCCACGGAGGGTGAGTATTTACAGTTGTATTCCCAAATCGATGTTATGTTGGATCCGTTCCCGTATTCTGGTACGACCACGTCATGTAAATGTCTCGATAAATCAATTCCAATTGTAACCAAATATAACAAGGATTATCACGCACATAATGTTACTGCGTCCCTATTGATAAACTCGGGATTTCCCGAGTTAGTCGCATATTCAGACGATGAATATGTGAATATTGTTAAGGGCCTTTCGGAGAATCCGTCGTTGATCGATGAGTACAAAACGTCGATTCAACGTGGGTTTACTAAATTGATGGATCCTGGACCATTCATACAGTCATATGAGAAGATGTTGCGCGAAGTATATGCAAATTCATAGCGTATTCGTTTCTAGACGATTCATCAATGAAAGTGCGACTGTTGGTGCGTTTTCAACCATCTGTTGAAATTTTACTGTATCCTTATATTTGTAATTTTGTAATTTATGTAAATCAATCTTTTCTGAAAACGGGAGTGCCATACCATTGCGTGTGTAAATATTATAATTGATTCGTTGTTCGAAATCAGTTGTCGGTTTAAATATAGAGATCGGTATTTCATTATATACGCATTCCTGTATGGTTTCGTTTCCGCTGGATGTTATCATACACGACGCAGTTTTCATGTAGTCTTTAAATTTGGGCCCAATCATGTGGTATGTAATATTCTTATGTGAATATGTACTCGTATGTGTAGTAAATACATTGAATGTAAAATCTGGGTTATTATTTACGAGTTCGGGGAGAAACGTTAGATAATCCGCATCGCGCAAATATAATAAACATGATTTACTCGTGATATTTCTCTCTATACGAGCTGTATTAATCAACGGTGGTATACTATTACCATAAATAGAATTGCTCTTGCTTTCCTCTTCACTATCAACGATGATTGGAATATAATGTATTCGATTGTAAAAATTACTATAAAAACTTTTTAACAATAAACAATTCGGATATAACGATATTGATTGTCTAGCTATACCCAACGTTGGAATGTTATCATACCAATCGAATCCCCAGAAGGATATATGAAACTCTGCACATGTATTCTTACAAATATTTACGAAAGTTGGTTTGGAACAATTGCTTATGATAGCAACATCGATCATACACTTCCATATCGTGGAACAATCATCTGAAGTTGATAATACCACTGGATTAAACCATATAAACGGATTGTCCTCAAATAATATAGTCGATTTTATGGTATTTTCAGCAGTTGTCATAGGAATATCCACTGGTAGGATTAATACAAGCGCAACGATTTTGTATTCTTCTCTAATATGTTTGTAAAAATTACACGCTTGCGTTAAATGTCCCTGACCGAACATTAAAACGCTAATAATTATATTCCGTCGTATCATTTCTAGACCTAATATATATATATATATATAAATAAAAATTATATTCCAAATCTAAGTAACTCATCTAATAATTGTTTATTGCAAATGCTCCATCTGAAATCATTTTTATTTTCATCTATAAAAACCAGTTGACGTTGGACGTGCGCGAGTACATCTATAAAATCGTGTTCGTTATTAAAAAAATATACGTTTTTATATGTGCGAAACCAGTTATTACATTCACAGTTTAATATAATACACCGTTTATTCATCGCTATAGCCTCTGCTGTCGCGGTACACAATCCTTCCAAATCGCTAAATGAAACATAAATACCATAATCGTCTAAATCCCTTATATCACTTGACAATCCTTTGTATATAAACTCGCGATCGTTGCTGAGTATAAAATCTTTATCTTTTCCGTCACCAAATACAGCTATTTGTATTTTTGCATTCCTAGCACTATCCCTCATCATCTGTAGATTCTTGTGGACCATGTCTAACTTCCCAATATAATAAACTGAATT